CTTGCAACAGTAAACCGTCCTGTAAGAAAATCGCTTGACGTTATGACTCAGCATCTGGTGGAAGTAATCCATGATTTGTCATGGCACGAATGGCTGATGGATGCGAACAAACTCATAGGTCATAAGGACGTTGACGCTGCTATCCGAGAGCATTATGGCGCGCAGACTGTCAGGGAAATCAAGGATGCATTGATCGATATTGCCAGCGGTAACCTTGCGCAGATGAACGCTGTTGACCGTGGCATGATGCACCTACGAGCCAACATATCAGCAGCGACAATGGGCTTATCTATGACGACCGCATTTCTACAACCTTTCGGATTGTTGCAATCAATGGCGAGAGTTGGTGTTGTTCCAGTGGTGCGCGGCATGGCGCGGTGGGGTGGAGACATGGCTCGCATGGAAAATACACTGGCCGGAATCAAGGATAAATCAGAAGTAATGCGTCACAGGTCAAAGACGATGAACCGCGAACTTCACGAAATTAACGGGCGACTGGTTCAGGGTAAATCTACCGCAAGGCAGATTTATGAGGCATCTCTGTTTATGCTGATGCAGAAAATGCAGTTGATAGCAGATGTTCCAACTTGGATAGGGGTTTACGAATCACAGATTACGAACGGAGCAAGCGAATCTGAGGCTATTGCCCAAGCTGACCGCGCCGTTATTGAATCACAAGGTTCAGGACAGGTTAAAGACCTCGCACAGATACAGCGCAAGCATCCATTCTTGACGATGTTCTACAGTTACTTTTCCGCGACATTCAACATTGCCGCAGAAAAAACCGCAGCTACAGACTTCAGAAGCCCTGCTCAAGTTGCAGGATGGGTGGCGGATATGGCGTTGCTGGTTATTGTTCCAGCCATTGGGCCAGCTATGATTACCGCATGGATGCGAGGAGAGGACGACGACGATTGGGAAGAAATTGCAAAAAAACTTGCGCTTGAAACAGCTGGATTTACACTTGGCATGGTGGTTGGGTTGAGAGAGTTTTCCGGTGCGTTGCAAGGGTTTGATTATGCAGGCCCACCAATCGGTCGCGTAGTAACAGACGTTTCGCGTTTTGTTGAAAGATCGCTTAAAGGTGAAATGGATGACAAGATGGCAATGGACTCTTTACGCGTGACAGGGTCGCTGCTTGGGATACCTTCAACCCAGATCGTGCGCAGCTGGAGAGGATGGCAAGAGTGGGAAGAGGGTGACACACCGCCTACCGCAATATTGATGGGGCCTCCACGCAATGATTAGCGTGACACTAATTAAAAGGAAAAATCATGGCACAAATTGACCGAATAAACGGACTTGTCGGGAGCATTGCAGTCAAAGCTCCTTGCAGGGTAGCGACAACTGCAAATATCACGCTTGCCGGATTTCAGACTATCGATGGAATTACGCTGGCTGACGGTGACGACAATCTACGTGTTTTTGTCAAAGATCAGACAGACACTACCGAGAATGGTATTTACGATGCCTCGTCAGGAACATGGTCTAGGAGTGCTGATTTTGATGGATCACGAGACGTTGTTACAGGGACATTGATAACGGTCAATGCTGGAACAGCTAATGCAAATACAGCATGGCGGGTATCGACCAATGCGACTATCGTTGTAGGGGCAACTGCACTGACATTTTCACAGGCAGTATTTTCAGGATCTGGTAGTGTGGAATTTCTACCAGAAGGTGCTGGTGCTGTTGCCACCAATGTGCAATCAGCACTCAGGCAAATGGCCATGGTCAGCGTTTTTGACTGGTTTACAGCAGCGCAGATTGCGGATATTCAGGCGGGCACATTGTCGGTCGATGTGACATTACCAATACAGACCGCATTGGACGAAATGAAAAGCGGACAGTGCTTAGTCTTTCCTTACGGACTATATAAAGTCACTGACTATCTGTCACTTACTCTGATAGATTTTGAAATAATGATGCTTGGCATTATTGTACCCACCGGAACACTAAATAATGTAGCAGATGGGCTATTCAATTTTGTCTCCTGTGAGCACTTTCGTATCAGGCCGAATATCAAAAATGCAAGCTACGCATCCACGATTAACCCCATACGCCTGCAATCCTGCACCGAATTTTACATTGGCGGTGGGCGGATTGACGTAAAAACATCCGGTATTGACGGCTCGGCAGTTATCCAGATTGCCGCGAATACCCAGGGGGGGGTTATCGAGAAAATGTTCCTGCGCGGCGGGTATGGTGTGTTGGTAAATGATATTGCCGGCGTGTCTGATATTGACATCCTGAATAACCATTTTGTCGGACAAGTTGCCTATGGCAACGCCGGTCCAGGGGATGCAATTGAAATCAATACTCCTACAAATGGCTCAAGCAATTTCAACATTATCGGCAACCGCTACACCGGCTACGCCTATGCTGTAGCAGGCAGGTCAATCATCAACGGCTTCGCGAATGTGGCCAACGTTATCGCATCCCATAATAGCATTACCGATGCTGTTGGAATGATCGGTTTCCATGCTGAAGATGGATCGACAAATATTACCTTCGAACACAATATTATTACCAGCGCGCACATAGGTGTGAACATTGCATGTAACACAGCGGATGATCTGAAAACTATCAAGGTGAATGGCAATAGCATCGACATGCCAATACTTGATGCCGGGGCAACTTACGCCACTGGCGCCGGGATTAAGGTGTCAACAAATCAGGCTTCTGGCGGCGGTGAAATACTCGGATTGGATGTGGTTGGAAATACGGTAACGACATCAGCAGTTGCCAACAATGGAATATTTATTTCCGACCATCGAAACGGTGATATTTCAAGTAATACAGTGTCTGGATTTCCCGGTATTGGTTTATCTGTGCATGCTAGCAATTCAGGCTCATCTGGTATTCATCATTCCCAGATTCACGACAATATTTCCACAGGTAACACCACAAATTACAATATTTCAAAAGGCGCTGCTGGCAGCACATACACCGACGAATTGATATTCAGGGATGTTTCGGTAAAAAACAACAAGGCGGACAACCTCGCTTGGACACTTGACTATTACAGTGGCGGTGTACAGGCGTATCCAATATATCCAGCTTCAAAAATTAACCTGACCGGAAATGCTGTATCACTCACAGATAACACGGCAACAAAAATATTCACAATCACAATTCCTAACTCATTTGTTGTTGGGCAGGTACGGGTAGATTACAACGCATATAACACCGAGACAGGTAACAGGGTTCAAGAATCTGGAAGCTACGTGTTTACAATCGGTCGGCAATCCGGTAGTGCCGCCAAGATTGCCTCAAGCGCAAAATTTGCAAATTCACAGGTCGCTCGTATCGGGGCCGGTGCTCCTACCGTAACGATAACATCGACAGCAGTTGCAGGTGCGGTGGGTGCGACAAACACATTCGATATTCAGTTCACCTACAACCTCGGAGCCGTATCGGAAAACAATTGTGAATTCGAGGCGACTTATATAGGCAACCTTAATACGGTTACGCTTGCTCCATAACAATTTACTAAGCAAAGGTTATTAGCATGGAAGATCGCCGCGCACATGAGCGACTTACGTCGCTCGAAGAGAAACTTAAAGAGCATCTCGAAAGTCATGCGAGATTTGAGAGTGCAATAAATGATATTGCTGAAAACACCACCGAACTGGTGCAGCTTGTCAAAGGGGCTAAAGGGCTCAGATCATTTGTGATATGGGTCGCCCCTGTAATAGCTGCAATTGTCGCGGTGTGGGCGTGGATTAAGGGGCATTAAATGCGCGACGAAGATGCACTCCGCGAGTATCTGCGCAGCCCGCCAAAACGCGCAGAACCTTTACCAGAGACAGGATACTGTGATCTGTGCGGGAAGTGGGACACCCACCTGATTGAAGGGTGCTGTCCAAGCTGCCGGTCAAAATACAAATTAGTTTTGTCGGGTAATGAATAAAATAGCACGACTGCTAAACGATTTGTTTACAGCGAAAAACGGCATCGATTACTCGCTGACGAAATTACTCGGCGTATCTGCTGGTGTGGCAATGATCTATAATTTTGTGCATACCGAATCGGGAGATTACTCCGGATTTGGAACCGGTATAGGGCTTGTTATGGCGGCCCTGGCCGCAAAGTATTTTGCCGAATCAAAATAATCATTTTTCGCATACTTTGCAGTTCGCGCAATTTTTTGGGTCACATATTAAAATGCAGTAATCATAGCTAATGAGTATGTCAGCATCCAAGTGAGATAAGCACCTGAATCTTGCCCGGTCTCCACCGACTGACAAGAAATTATACTACTTTCTCTCCTCTGTTGAGCCATGCTCCTAATCATCCAGCCAACATTGATTGATATTGCATCTTTAGCCCGCACCGTCTGCTCACGGAGATCGTGTTTCACATCCTCCGCGTGTGGTTGATTCGCGCATCTTCTCTGATACGCCAGAATACGGATTCGATCATAACTGATCACCCATCACCCACATGGCAGCACTGAGCATCGCGAACATGCATACAGTGATTACAATCCCCAATGTAATTAGGTATATTTTGTACAAAGTTTTCATTTCATTCTACCTTGTTAAGCGCAACGGTTTGAATACACTCCGCTGAGGTTCGATCAAGCGGTAACTCTGTGATGTGAATAGCCACTAAACTACTAAGCTCTTTCAGCACTCCCAAATACATGCCATTACGAGTGGAAATAGTCCAAACATAGGAGTCATCTTCACCAATAATAACCAGCGGATTCCCATCGTGCATGAAGAAACCGCGCGATCCAGGAACGAATCTCGTTTTATTTGCGATTGCATCGTTTGTAATAGTGATTTTCATTTCTTGCCCCTCTTTGAGTCTGCGTACGCCTGTAATATGCCGTCATGATCCCCACCTTTGCAATGGCTGACCTCATGGTCCATATCCTCAGGCAATGGATTTGATAGATGGTAAATATCACAGGTGCCTGTGTCGAAATTTATCTCTGCGCAAGCTTTTGTAATGCCGCCTAAAAGCTTGTAGATTAGCGGCATGTACTTCCAACATTTGCCCTGTACGCCGAAAAATGACAGTTCGTGTGTACGGATTTCCAACTCAGGCCAGTCTTTAACTTGAGTGTCTATGGTGGTGCAGCCGGAGAGTAAAACGGCGATTAGGATGAGTTTTTTCATTACCATCCACCGGTGAGGCTGAGTACAAATAACATCATAAAACAAATACCGGCTATCACCAGATGCCAAATTGGCCAATCTTTCTCAGGCTCAACGATTGGAGACCATCTTCCTGTCGGGTCGGTACGGTGAAATCTGCCTGGATTATGGGAATTAGCCCACGGTTCATAATTGATTTTGTTGTTTTTCACTACACAGTCAATTTTGTTGTTTTTCATTTCGAAATTGATTTTATTATTTTCCATTATGCACTCCTAAATTAATAGCTGCCGCCCAACCCGAAGTGCAAGGCGAGGCGGTTCAGCGCGGTTTAAGTTTCCTGATCGGGCAGTGCGCCGCCCGCCTTAATTTGAACGTTATGCCTCTCAAATCTCCCCCGTACCGCTTCGCCGCCCATCTTTACGGTGCGGTCGTACAGAATTACGTTTGCCGTCGCCGCGAGGTTCATGCAGCTATGCGTAGGCACGTACACCACATCTCGGCACCAAGAAAGAACGCGATCCCCGAGCGTCGCATCCTCGGCACCGAAGATGTAGAACGCCCGTTCCGGATGGGTGTAACTCGCCAAACTGCGAGCGCCAGGAACCAGATCGACGGCCACCGGTACGCAGTCGTATGGAATCACGAGCCGCAGGTCTTCGGTTTCAATTACGGGCGTCATGCGCCACTGCTTTTTTACGTCGGTCGGTACGTTCCGCATCCTGTGCCCGGACATCGCAACCATCGCGGCGCCGTAGCATCCGGCAGCGCGCATCACGCCGCCCACGTTGGCAGCGCATTTCGGGTTGTCGAGTCCAATTGCCGCAAAGCCTCTCATGTCGTTTCTCCTGTGTCGCAAGGCATAACCCTGCGGTCAACCGGAGCTTCGCGATAAGGCCGCGAAGCCCGGTTACCTTGAACGTTAGGGGTCAACCCACGGACGGCGGCACTCAGCACGTCACGGTGTAGATAGTCGGCAATTCCATCTCCGTAATACAGGCGCGTTCCGTATGGCTGCTTATCCCAAAACTCAGTTGCCTTTAGCAACCCCTCAAGGCCGTGCGCGCCCTTGAATACTCCAAGCTTCGTCAGGGTATCGGCGGCGGTGAGCGCAACCCCTACCCAGCGTTCGAGTCAGACAGCCCGACATTTGCTTCTTTATCGCTCAATGGTGTTTCCATGTTAATCGCTCCGTTTCAAGTTTGGTGGCCGGGCTGCTGCTCAACTCTACGTTGTGCGTCAAAGGACTGTCAGTGAATCCGAACGGCCCAAAGTTTTCTATCAAAACAATATGCGTGTCCCAACCAATTCTTTTATCAATACCTATTCCGTACTTCTCTACACGTACCATGCTCGTGGTTACTATAGGGCCAAAGTCTTTCCATTCTTCATTTATGTGTGCCGCAACAGCGTCGGCTGTCGCATCAATTTTGGCAACCGTAAGCATGCTTTCGGCAAGACCTCCTCGGTGCGAGCGTATTTTCATATTATTTTCACTCCGTAGTATTGACGCACAACCCGGCGTTCGAGCGCACGGGCAACGGCGCGGCTTCTTTCACAGTTTCATTCATGGTTTCTCCTCGCGCCGTTACCCGGCGCTCAACTATTCGTCAGCACCCAGCCCCGCGTGTGCTCTCGTACCACGTAGCGCAGTATCCCGTCAGTTTTCATCCTGTCGGCAAACCTGCTTGCGGCCAGCGCAGCGCCCTGACGTTTCATGTGGTGGTTCGGCCAAATCGCATCCGCAATCTGGCTGGCCAGTACCGGAGATGCCCCGCGCAACGCCTCCATCACGCGCTCACATGCATCCTGGTAGCTCACAACTTTTTCGCCCGTTTTTCTGTTCAATTTTCTCTCCGTTGATCGTGACTCACAACCATACAATCCAGCGGAAGCCGCAAAAGCGCGACCCCCTCATTTACACGTTAGAGCGCATGTTCCATCGCTCACAAACTAACTTTATTTTTCGTAATTAATACACTTGTAAATTTTACGGGTGCGGTAAAATAAATCAAAAAGGTATGTCATCGTCGAAATCATCAAACGAAGCTGGTTTAGCAGGTTTCGCCTTGGCGGCATTTTCATTAACTTCGCTGTGCGAGTCTTTTGGTGTGTCTTTTTTTCCTCCCAACAAAGTCAGGTCGTTAACTCGCACATCCAGCGATACGCCTTTTCCGCCGTCTCTCTGGTCGTAGCTACGCAATGTCACCTCTCCGCTTATTCCGACGAGCTGTCCTTTTCCTAGGTACGGGAGCACCGATTCGCCGCGCTTGCCAAACATGGCACAATTAGCCCACGTAGTTTTCTCTTTATCGCCATAACCAGACTTTACGGCTACGCTGAAAGATACTATGCTATCTCCGCCAGTGGTGAAGCGCTGCTCGGCTGCGTTGCCTAGATTTCCTGTGAATGAGAATATGTTAATTTTTTGTTCCTACCTTTCTGTTTTCAAATTGAATGTCGCCCGCAAATTCTGCCAAAATCCATTCAAGAGCGGTTTGCTCACTAATGTCGAATACATCCGCCAGCAGTAACAGCAATTCTTTGCGTGTCGGGCGAAGGTTACGCGCTGCGTTCGCATCTGCCACGGCTTTATCGGAAAGCACGGCAGGAGCTTTTGCCGATTCCGCAATCTGCGCATCTGCTTCGCGTTCTGCGGCAAGGATAGCCAAAGCTTCGGCCTGTGCCTTTGCGGTGGCTTTGCGCTCTTCCTCGCGCTCTATGCGCATCTTCTCCATCGCATCGGACTGCGCCTTAGCTTCCTCTTCCGCCCGGATGCGCAGACGCTCTTCTTCCAACTTTTCGGCGGCTTCCTTTTCGGCCTTGGTCTTGGCTTCGGCTTCCATGCTGGCGCGCTGGGCTTCAACGTCGGCCTTTTGCTTCTCGATCCGGCTGGTGATGGTCAGGGTGAAATCTTCCATTGGCTTTGACATCAGTGTTTGCAGGTCAGGAAATAGCGCGCTTTGACCGGCTGCATTTTCTTTACACCATGCTAACTTTTCTCGCACGTCCTTAACTGCCTCGGCGGCGGCAAATTTCCCATCACGAAGCGCGGTATCTACTGCATCTTGCATGGCCGACAGCTTTTTCAGCCCCTTCATTGCACCTGGAAAGTCTGGGTGTTGAGCAACTAGGCGGATCGGCTTAATCTCGGCTTCCAGCGCGGAGAAGTATTCATTGAAGTCCGCGCGAGCTTTCAGGACAATTGCCTCTTTTCTGGATTCCTTTTCACTTTTCACCAGTTTATCCAGCATCAAGCGCTTGTCGGCAAGCTGTTTCTTGATGTGGTCGAGCGTGCGCACCACTTCATCCACGGTGGACATCTGCGCAAGTACGCTGGCCTTTGTCGCTTCCAGGTTGCCTTCGGCTTCTTTGCAGAATTTCACCGTTGATTCAGCATCTGCAAAATCCTGATCCGTGGTCAATTCTGTTTTGATATTGGCGATGAACGTGGTGGCCGCTTCCCTGAATTCCGCAAGGTTGCTGGCTGTCACCATGCCAGTTGCCTGCACGAATACGGCTGGAAGGGCTTTGATGGCTTCGGCTTGCGGCGCTTCCTTTTGTTGCATGATCTCGCCTGCGGCCAGTTTGCGCTTGTATTCTTCAACATCCTTTTTGAATTGAATCCAGCCGGCGCCGATGCGTTTGCGCAGTTCAGGATTCGGGTAGTACCAGCAATGCAACTCTTCGATCAGATTTCCATCTTTATCCCACTTGGACGCCATGAACAAGCATTTCTCGCCTTCGCATACCTCTGCTTGGTGTTCCATTTGAACCTGATGCTCTTCGGGTAGGTCGGCTCCGGTAACGCCCTCGCGCGACAAAACTTCGCGCAGTTCTTCGTTGAGCGATTTGTGCTCAAACCAGACAGACTGGCCGTAGGTTATACCGTCGAAGCTGGCTGAATATTCATCGCGCGCGCCAGTCACAGGTGAAAGCTCATCGCCGATGATCTCTTCGGCCAACGGGCGGGCCATCGACTCGAAGCGGTGTCCATCATTGAATCGGCGCTGAGTTGCGTCGTCAACCTCTTGAATGATGCCGGTTGCGCGCTCTTTGATAAACTGGCTGCGCGCCTTGTGTTTGCTGATTCCGAGCATGGTTGGAGCATCGCTGGCGTTGAATGCGGTGGCGCGGTGGGTGTGCCATTCCGGGCTTCCTTGTACGAGGTTCAGGATTTTCATTGTTGGACCCCCTTCTCCCATGATTGAATTTCGTCCAAAACTTCTGCCGGTAAAATGTACTTCGCCGAAAGGAAGTCGATCAGGTTCTGTGCCGTCTCTTCCTGATGCTCGATCAGGCTCTTCGCGCTGAATTTTGTCACCACGCCGTCCGCATCCAATTTGTCGGTCGAATACTTTTTCAGGTCGGAGAGCGTCATAGTTTTGCGCTCTGGCTTTTCTGGGATTACTTTGGCGGTTCCTTCGATTGTAGTAAATCCTCCATCCGCCTCGATTATGCGCTCTGCTTCGTCTTGATCGAAGATACCGGCGAATCCGAAAGCAAGGCGCGCAGCTTGAATCAGCGTCTTGTGCCTGTGCATCCGCTTTGGGTGAGTATCCCAAGGGGTAGTAAAATTCACAGTGCGCATCACTTCATCAAGAAACTCGCGAACCACAATAGGCTTCGATCTGTCTTTGCGGGTGATGATGCAATCAATCCATTCATGCACAGTCTTTCCTTTGTGCTGAGTAGTTTCTGGGGAATACACAAATTCAAGTCCATCCATTTGCGGGTTTTCGTTGATAATGCGCGCCCATCCATCCACCGACACAACAGGAACAATCGCGCCCTTATCTGGGTATGCGTATATTTCCTTGGTGAACGGGTTGAGACCGTACTGATCTGCGACGACAAGCAGCATGGTCATTTGCTCATTTGAAATCTGCATTCCCTCTTTTTGCTTAAATGCCGTAGCTTTCAGCGTGTCAAGAAATTTTGCTTCATCGACGCTGTATTTCTCGGCGAAACGATGCACTAGAGATTGATTTTGTGTTGCAAGTGCTGTAGTCATAAATCCTCCTTAAATATGTTTCCATGTGCGGCGATTTGCTATGTCGCTAATGGTTGTTTGAGATACCAAAAACCGGCTTGCTAATTCTTGCTGCTCTGCGCCGTGCGACAATCTCATGCGAATGGCGATAACCTGATGCGCGGATTGTGAACGGTTCAAATTTATTCATTTTCAACGTACTTCGCAAATGATACAGGTTTGCCACCCCCAATTTGTACAGTGCGTTTGTCCACGTCAACGGTTATGATTTCATACTCGTTGTCGTATATCTTGCAAGAAATCCCAAAACCTGTAGTTTCCGCCCAATATTCACTCGGTATCATCTGGCAGAAAATAATCCTCGTTAGGTACTGAAAATCATGCCACCGACTTTCCCCGCGTTTAAGTGCCAAACGTAAAGTTTCAGGCAGTTCGCTCCCGTTCCAATGCGTGTAAAGAACAACCTGTTCTTCGCCTCTCTTTACAACGATGTTTGCTCTATCTCCCATTTCCACACTCCTTTTCACTTGATTAATTTGCAGTTCACCACTGCTACCACTACAACTTTCGCTGCCAGTTGTTCAACCGTTCAGCACTAGGCTTGATAGGATGCTGTCAAAACTGTTTGTGGTCTGGCACATGCTTTCGCCATTGCTATGCTGATAATCCCGTTTCACTTAGTTCATATCGGTATCGACAGCTTATGACCATAGGTGCTCACTGTCTCTTGCTTTAGGCATTCCGTCTCTGTGCTCTACACCTTCCTAATAGCTTCAGCCGATACTGGAAGCTCAAAGCGATCAAACTATATTAGGCTTGGCTCGGCGTTGGCATTCTTACTGCGATTGCAGATACTGCTAATCACTTACCCCACTATCCAGTCTGGATACTTACTCCATGCATAGAGTAGGGTTAGTTAAGTAAGATTAAGCGTTCGCCGAATTTACGGAAATTCATCTAGCGGGTTTCCCTTGAGTTGTTTACGTACATCCAGCAGCACGATTTACTAACTCATTTTTCGCTAGCGGGCTTTAACAATCTCCTTTACTTCATTTGAATCCTGACAACTTGCGTAAACCTAATACCAGAGCCACTTTGCTCCAGCTCCCGCTCCCGCTCCAGCTCCTGCTCCTGCTCCCGCTCCAGCTCCTGCTCCCGCTCCCGCTCCCGCTCCCGCTCCTGCTCCAGCTCCTGCTCCAGCTCCCGCTCCTGCTCCTGCTCCTGCTCCAGCTCCCGCTCCTGCTCCAGCTCCTGCTCCTGCTCCAGCTCCCGCTCCTGCTCCTGCTCCATAACTCGCGCATAATAACGGCGTTCATTTACTTTTGACTCCGTGGCAGGTCTTTGCGCAGCTCGCACACATCTAGTAACGCTCCGCGATTGATATATACCGGCAGGCCATCTGGGTACGGCTCACATTCTCTGACTTTCCCTTCGGCCACAAACTGCATAAACCTATCCGTTTCCGGTATCCAAGAGCAATCCACAAGCACCAAATCTGTTTCGCTGACCGACTCCAGCCTGCCGGTATATATCATCGTCACAGTACGAACGATAACGTTCTTGCCAACCGGATATGCGCTCTGCGTGGCGGAATGTTGCGGTACAGCGCATAAAGCTTGAATCTCGCGGATTTGCTTCAAGGTAAGTTCTTCGATGTTCATTTCATACTCCATAATAGTTAATAGCTTACTCAGGGCGGCTTACCCGCCAGCATCGCTTCTAAGGCGCTTAGCAAACCACCCGATCAACTCGACATCGTTTAAGACGCGGTTATCTTAGCGGTCGCTTGTTGCTGTTATCAGCGATGCGCTGCTGATGGTTAGACATCATACAGATATTTTTGATTGTGTCAAGGGGTTCGTGAACATCTTGACATAATCTGTCATTGCGATAATAATATCGAAACTTTGGAGGCTTTCTTGGACAAAAAAACAGAAATAGCAAACGCAAAAAAACGTAGAGCAAAACTACTGGCTCAATTTAATCGGCTTGGGATTACAAAGCGTAAATTTGCCGAGATGCATAACTTATCGGCTGAGAGAATCGGGCAGTTATTAAGAAAGGCGAGCAATGAAATATAAGACATTATTTTCAGCATGGATTGTTCTTGGTGTTCTTTGGTTGGTTACTGCGGCAGTGGACTTTATCAATGGGGATACATCAATGGCTTTCGCGGATAGGTGTAAATGGTGTATTACACACAACTGGAAAAACTGAAAGCGCGCAAGCCGCACAGATGCACAAGTTGCGGAGAAGCTATCGCTATAGGAGAAGCATACTACAGATGGCGATCCTATGAATGTGGAGATGCAGGAACCCACAAAATGCATCCTGAATGTTATGAGATGCACGATGCCGATGCAGTTGGTGGGGAGTGGGAGTACTCGCCATATAGCCACGAGCGTCCGGAAGTGACGCACAGCGTGCAAGGTGAGGCGTTGCCAATCTCGAAAGGACAAACGAAGCTATGAACGACCAGACACCAATGCCAGCGAAAGAATTCACTTCAGGGCAGTCCCGCTTGACCGTAGGGTTAGCCGCTGACTTGCGGACAAGATCGGGGCAGGAAGCATCTGTGATTGAGCAAATACGTGAGTATGGCGGATTCTCGATATTCTGGGCAACCGAAACACAGCGGAGAGCGTGCGCCATAGAGCGACTGCAAAAGCGCGGAGAGATTAGCAGAATTGGCGGAAGCTATCCATTTTGTAAATATGAACTGGCGCACAACGTTCAAATTGAGGCGCCGCCCGCTTCTGGGCGGTCGCTCTCGAATGCAGGGTTGTGCGTCAAAACGTAACTACGGAGATAAAAATGGAAATCAACAAAATAGCAGCACGGCAATATGACTGGGTGGAGCGCATGGGCTGGCATAACAAAACCGTGCTTGAGGCGCTGGCGCTGATCGCAAGCGAAGTAGGCGAAGCGGTGAACGAGTGCCGAGGTGAAGCGCCATCCGAGGATTTTCCAACGGAGCTTGCGGACATCATCTTGCGGACAGTTGATCTTGCCCACTGGCAGGGCATCGACATTGCGGACGTGATCGCTACAAAGATGGCGAGCAACGAGCGGAACGGAACGCGGGGCAGGCGCATTTGACGCACAACGTAGAGTTAACCGGCTCCGCGCTTTTGCGGAGTCCGGGTTCAACGCCGGGTTGGGCGGCATGTGGAGCCAGCGGTGGGCTAATCGTGCTTGACGACGCGACCGACTATGAAAACAGAGACAAGACCAATGACCGTCGTACCGCCAATAACTCCTGCAACAGCAGGAGAACCCATAGCCAGCGCCAACATTGAGGCTCCAAGTGCGGTGAGGCCGATTACGAAACCGAAAAACTGGCCTCTTTTTACTTCGGCCTCCATTGCGCGCAAGGCTGCAAATTCGATTTCTTGTTGGTGCTTCGTATCTGACTCGGCCATTATCAAGATGCGTTCAGCGGCACCCTTGACGAGATGTTCATACCCCTCAAGAACTGAAGGGGGTGGCATGGGGCCTGAGAAAGTGGATTGCTGGAACTGTGCAACAGACTTGCTATTGCCATTTGCGCCGGAAGCAGTAACCGCGCCGTTGGCGGTGCTAACGGCGTTCTTAGGCTGCTTTGGTTTTTGTGATTGGGGTCGAGCCATTATCAGCGAACGAACCGCAAGCGCGGCTAACAGACTCGCCGACATGGGTGAAATGACTAGCCATGCGTTCAGCACCGCTACGGCGCGGTGCCAATTGACGCAGATTGCGCGCAGGAGCCAAGTCCATCACGCTCCCTGCGCCACGAAGAAAATTCTTTGTTTTCGTATTCATGGCCGAATGATAGCCGCAAGCGGCTTGACAATCAAGTCGTTAAGCGTAACGGGAACGTCACATTCCCGGCACGTGAGGTTCTTGACGCCCAACGTATAGTAGCCGGCAAAAACGCCGGATATGCTGGTAATACCGGACAAACACGGCGTTTACCAATACGCATGACCATTGCTAGTTTGATTGCAAATCAAACATTGTGCATCGAAGCCTGACTGTGCGCACAGCGCCCGGATGGAAATAGCATAGAAAACAGTGGTCATCCGTGTTGGTAAGGGCAATGTCTGGTAGGTACTAGCTACCAGACACCCAACAGCGTGAAGTGTGCTACCGGAGACCGTTAGTAAGCTAGACGAAAGCGCGAAAGGTCGCAATGCACACTAGCTCGGTATAATAGAGCTGCCAACACTAATTTTGCTGGTGAATGCGCATGCTGAGATAATCCCAGCAAAATGTCGATTGAGCTTGCGACAAAAAAGGCGGCGAGCCTTAAATGAATAAGTTTCCGTGTTTCTTGCGCGATGGTAACGAAATGACCATGCCGGATATCGTAACCGGCAAATTTTCCGCTTGCTATTGGTTTGCGGAAGCTTTAAAGTTATATTTGTTCGCGGGTTAACCGCCGCGACAACCAATGTCGAGGTGCCAATGTATCAAATCAGTTTCTTCAGTGATGGGCAGTCGGCTTTTAGCCAATGCCTCGTATCGGCTAGACTCCTGTTGGGTTGGTTGCCCAGCGCCCATCACAGAGGATATTGATATGACGATAAATACCCCAGAATACCTCCGCTGCTACGCAGTTGCGAAATCCATCCCATCACGCAAGAATAAGCGCCCGGCGATACTGTTTTGGTTTAAGTGCGCAAAAAAGATGTTGAAGGCGTCCAAAGATAGGGGTGATAAGTGGCGCGCATAAGAACCATAAAGCCTGAGTTCTTCACTAGCTCAGACATAGTTTCTCTCACGCCTCTTTCACGGCTTTTTTACATCGCTTTATGGTGTGAATCAGATCGTGAGGGAAGGTTAGATTGGAAAACAAAAACATTCAAGCTCCGATATTTTCCAGGCGATGAATGCGATATTGAAAAGATGGCGTCCGAGTTGATCAACGCAGGTTTGGTTGTTTTGTATTCGGTGGACGGGCAGCAATATGCAGAAATTCCATCCTTCACTTCACATCAAGTTATCAACAATCGGGAGTCCGAAAGCAATAGGCCATGCCGAAGTTTTGACGCGTCCACCACGCGTGAAAGTGGCGTGAAAGCGGAAGGGAAGGAAGGAAGGAAGGGAAGGGAAGGGAAGGGAAGGGAAGGGCGCGATGAATCGGCGCCAGAAATTACCTTTGACCAATTCTTAACAGAATGTGAAAGTACCGGAGAGTTACCAATCCCTGAGGACGATCCTGTTTTTGAATGGTCACAAACGATAAACCTGCCGCAAGCGGTTTTATTTGTCGGTTGGGAAGCGTTCAAGAGGCGCGAATGGCTGGACGCCAAAAAGAGACCTAAAAAATACAGGGACTGGCGGGCGGTGTTTCGGAACTACTGCAAAAACCCAGATTGGTTGAACGTGTGGAGCATCAACAAAGACGGCGAATACTACCTGACGGCCAAAGGTAAGCAGTTGGAGTCAGAAATAAAAGCGAGGAAAGAATGAACTACGATGAAACAGGGCTTATGATTCCACCTCATAGCGCCGAAGCTGAAATGGCGGTGCTTGGAGGATTGCTGATAGACAACGGGGCGATAGATAGACTAGGAGAACTGGAAGAGAGCGCATTCTTCAGTGAAGCGAATAGGTTGATATATCGCGCAATCCGAAAACAAGCCGCTGCGGGCAAACAGTGGGACGTGATTACCGTAGCAGAAATGCTGGAGTCTGTTAATCGCCTTTCCTCTGCCGGAGGATTGCAATATATAGGCGGAATTGCGCACAACACACCAAGCTCGGCGAACATTACCAGATATGCTGACATTGTTCGCGAGCATTCAATGCGGAGAGAGCTCATGGCGGCGGCTGCTGAATTGACCGAACTAGCATCTAGCAAGAGCGGGGATATTGCTGTGGCGATGGACAAGGCGCAATCTAGGTTGATGGCTATCACTGAAGGGGTAAAGACCGACGAGCCGAGAATACTGGCCGATATTGTGCGAGATCATATCGACACAATCGAGAAAAGGTTTGAGGGAGAGCGAAAGGGGATACCTACAGGCCTGACGGCACTAGACGATATGCTAAACGGAGGTTGGCACAAGGGGCAGGTGATTGTAATGGCTGCAAGACCAAGCCACGGAAAAACAGCATTGTCCATGCACAACGCCATTTATTCCGCACAAACAGGACATGGTGTATTGTATTTAAGTATGGAAATGCGCGATGCCGAATTAGCAGACAGGGCGATAGCATCAATCGGCAGGGTGTACTTAGGGAACGTACTAACCGGAAAACTCAAAACAGACGAATGGGACGGAGTAACGCATGCAATCGGGGAAATATCAAAATTGCCGCTGCATATTATCGATAAATCCGGGCTGAACTTTTTCCAAGTAGCTACATTTTCGAGACGGCATAAGCGCAAGCACGGTTTAGATTTATTAGTGGTGGACTACCTGCAATTAATGGCTGGCGCTGATAACGAAAAACGGCATGCGCAGATAGAGGAGATCACACGCAATCTAAAATCTCTAGCGAAAGAATTGGATATTGCGGTACTGCTGTTATCTCAACTATCCCGCAAGACAGAAGAGTCGCGCAGGCCAAAACTTTCCCATCTTCGTGATTCTGGGAGCATTGAGCAAGATGCCGATGTGGTGCTGTTCATCCACCGAGAAGAGGTAGATTCTCCAGAAACAACATGGAAGAACTACGCTGATATTCACGTTGCCAAAAACAGGCAGGGAGCCCTTGGTCGGGTAGGCGCGAAATATATTGGACATCAGGTTAGGTTTGAGAATTACGATGGAGTGACACCGGATTGGGACGCACAACCGAGATCGCAAACCAAGGGGTTTAAATGATGACTTACTTTTTAATGCACAGTATGGAGAATGACAAATGAGAGAGGTGGGAAATGTCTAATAAAATCGAAACAAAATGAGTCTTAATCAGCAACGAATAGGAGGTTGGTAATGACTGAGAAAGTGGTGATTGGGGATTGCGAGCTTTGGCATATCGACTGCATGGAATACATGGCGACATTGCCGGATAAGGCTTTTGATTTGGCTATTGTCGATCCGCCTTATGGGATTAAACAGTTAAGCGTCAACGAGAACCGAGACGAAAATAGTAAGTTTCGCCGCTCGATGGCAAAAATGGTTGAATCTGCAAAAGGCTGGAATGCAATTAAGCCAACACAAGAATACTTTGACGAGTTGTTCCGCATTTCAAATGAACAAATTATATGGGGGGCTAATAATTTCTCCTTGCCGGAGAGCGAGTATTTTTGTGTTTGGGATAAACAGCAAACGGTTGCAAATTTTGCCAGTGCCGAATATGCGTGGGTTTCGATGAATGAATGGAAACACCCGGCCAAGGTTTTTAGGTATCAAATACATGCGGCAAATGCCGTTGAATCGAAGATACACCCAACCCAAAAGCCCGTAAAGCTCTATGAATGGCTCCTGACCAACTACGCCAAACCTGGGCAGCGCATCATTGACACGCACTTGGGCAGTGGAAGCAGCGCGATAGCCGCAATGGGGATGGGATATGAATTTGTTGGCTGTGAGCTTGATGCCGACTACTTTGCCGCCGCCTGCCGAAGAATAAAGCAAGCCTACGCCCAGCCCCGCCTATTTGCTGACGCACAGCAGATTAAGCCAGAACAATCGGAGTTAATATGTCCATAATGAAGCAAAAACTAGACGGCCTACGCGCACAGCTTGCAATGGCATTATCAAGTAATACGCCAAGTAAAATGCAGATTGCGCTGTTGAAGGCAGAAATAAAAAAGCTGGAGGAAATCACTTGCCGAAAATGCGGTGGCGAAATGAAGCCCGGAAAGGCCATCGAGCAGACATACACAGGAACCCCTGACTTTGTCGGTGATGCACACCCGGTTACCGTATCGCCTGGAGGGAAGGGGCGGCTTATAGATTGCAAAAAATGTGAGCGGTGCGGATGGAGCACGACAAAATGAAAAAATTACGGGTACTAGTAGCGTGTGAAATGTCAGGGATTGTTCGGGATGCGTTTATTTCCCGTGGACACGATGCAATGAGCTGCGACCTACTTCCAACGGAACGTCCAGGAGCGCATTACCAAGGCGATGTGCGCGACATCTTGGACGGATGGATGCCGGTATCGTTTACGGCTGAATGCGATCAGTACGGCGACGGGTGGTGTCAAGTACGCGACTGCGAAATAGATGAATGCCAATGTATCGGCACAACACAAGACGGGATTGAGTACATCGAGAAAAACGGGGTGCTTTTTGGTAGGCCGGAAGAATCTCCAAACTGGGATTTGCTAATCGGGCACCCCGATTGTACCTACCTATGTTCATCCGGGCTGCACTGGAACAAGCGTGTTCCAGGCCGAGATGCATTGACCGAACAGGCGCTGGAATTTGTGCGGCTGTTGATGAATGCGCCGATACACAAAATAGCCATCGAAAACCCGATAGGGCGAATAAATACCGCCATCCGCCCGCCTGATTGCTATATCCAGCCGTATGAATACGGGCATGATGCAAGCAAACGCACCGGGTTATGGCTGAAAAATTTGCCGCCACTACGACCGACCAAGTTTGTCGAGCCTCGCGTGGTGGACGGGAAAAACAGGTGGGGGAATCAGTGCGACAGCGGACAAAACAAGCTCGGCCCATCGCCTGATCGTTGGAAGGAAAGAGCGCGGACATACCAAGGGTGGGCGGACGCATTCGCCGCGCAATGGACATGAAATGCTCATATTGCCGGTACAGATGGTACAAACCAGGTGGTGCATGGCACTGCCGGCGCTCTACCATAGCAAAAGCCGTACTGATTGGTGATGGTACAGATAAGGCTATCAAATCGCAATCGTGTAAATTTTTCGAGGAGCTAAAATGACATTTTTGGATGCACTAAAATCAAAACTACACGCCGACTACTCGGAGGGGGAAATTTTCGGAACAAAAGATTTTGCCGAGTTGGCGCGTAAAATGAGGATAAATAGGTCGTTGATCAACGACTCGTTGAAAACACTGGTAGAGAGAGGTATCGTAGAGCGCGTAGGTGATAAAAAACCTTTACAAATGCGTGTTGTGAAAGACAAAGTCGATGCGCTGCTGGTAAAAAAACACGACCAAAAACAAATAGCGCGTATGGCGGATGAGTCTAGGAGAGAGGCTGCTTATAGGCTGGATGTTGTGTTGGATACGATTACAAGGGCGAGGGTTGGGGCGTGAAGCCAGTAAAAAAGGAAAGGATTTACCTGCGAGTAGGGAAGGGAATGCTGACTCCAGCCGATAGCTACTCAGAGAGCCAGCTACGCGCCAAGGGGTATAAAATTGGAGACGTGGTGGCGGCTAGCATAACGAAATTGCGCAATCAGAAATTTAACAGATTGGTGCACAGAATTGGGCAGCTTGTGGTTGCGAATATCGAAGCATTTTCTGGGCTGGATGCGCACCAAGCGGTTAAAAGATTGCAAATTGAGGGTCGTATTGCCTGTGACGAAATCGGAATCATGGTGAATGGTTACGGAATGGTGATTCAATTCATACCGCGAAGCCTGTCGTTTGACACGATGGATGAGGCTGAATTCCACGAAGCGGCTATGGGGATATGCCGGACAATCGCTGAACGGTATTGGCAGACACTTACGCCGGAGCAGGTCGAAGAAATGGCCGAAAGTTTTATTACAGAATAAACATGAAATAAATACGCTAAAACTATTGACAAGCGCAATTGTTGCGCGTATTGTGTCGGAACGGTTGAGCGAAACCGGATAGACAAGGATCAGCGAACATGAAAACATACATCCAAGCAAGCAGCATCCAGCGCACACTTCGCAACCGGTCAACATTGTTGGTTATGGTGCTGGCTGGCAGGAATAGCGTGCCGTTGTGACCGCCAGCCAGACCGCAAAAGCCGCTGGACTAAAGAGCCTAGCCGAGCTATCAAAAATCAGCAACACCAAGACACGCACATTACAAAACTGGCACAAATACAATCACACGCGGTTTCTGGTGGTATTGGCTGGTGCTATGTCATTAAAATGTGGAAGTTGGTCAGATCAATCAATTAAACATGATCGGAATTGAGCCGATATTATGGCTGACGAGTTAGGCGGTTAGAAATGGAGATTGAAATGCAACAGGGGAAATTGGCTGGAATTATTGACCGTACCGAAGCCCCGCCTGGATATTTTGCGGTGTTGAAAGCGGAGGTTGTAACCCAATCGCTTGGCAACATATGCAGGGCGTGTGACTGGCGACCTGATTGCGATGGGGTGACTTACAGGTGTATGCCGTATGAGCTGGCGAACGGATTAAAGAGACGCGACGAGTGCAGCGTGGTGTTCAAGCGATTATGAAATTGAAATGGTTTTTTATTGGCGCTGAGTTGAGGGGCGAGGAATGAGCGAAGCGAATGACGAGTCCAGCCGCGCAGCGGCGACCTCGAACGCCGTGTTAGAACGGCGGGCGTTATGGAACGAAGAATAGTTTGCGCGGCAATGCGGAACAGTGCGGGTGATATTGTGACCGGAGCGCGTCATTATGACGGAATCATGCGACAGCACATAGAACGGCTGCGCGAGTCGCACGGGCATGATGTGTGGTCGAAGAGCGACATTGAGCAAGGTTTCATTGACCAGCGTGGAGAGTTTCTGACACGCGAAGAGGCGCACAAGGTTGCAGCCGAAGCTGGGCAGATCATCCGGCGCTGCGGAGGCGATGATGTGAGGCTGTTCAGCGAGAACCTGTACTGAGGTGTCGAACGTAGAGTTGAGGGGGCGCGCCCGCTTTTGGCGCGTCCCTTGCAACGATGGGTTAGCCCCCGCTTTTGCTACAGCGCGAAAAGTTTTGTGTTAGAATAAAGCCATCTGAGAGTAGGCTAGTCTGGTCAAGTCACCCGGTTTGGAACCGGGATAATTTCAGTGTGTAATGTCAATCTGGTAGACGGCCTGCTTTGGAAGCAGGAGGCTGAAGGTTCAAATCCTTCCACACTGACCAATTTATGTGTTATGATGTTTGGAACTTAACTACATAGTTCCAATTATGACAAGCGACGAGAAGCGCAAATACCACAGGGATTATCACGCAAAAAGAAGTCCAGATAAAAAGCAACACAAGATGAAATTACAGGCCGACCGCGCCCTTAAAAACATCTTGGCGTTACGGGATTATAAATCCGAGCATGGATGCTCTGTATGCGGAGAAAAAGACCCGATAGTTTTAGAGTTTGACCATCTTGATATGGATGCTAAAAGTTTTAGTGTTGGGAATTCCGCAAGATTGGGAATGTCATTAGAAAACCTAATGAAAGAAGTGTCGAAGTGTGAAGTTTTATGCGCGAACTGCCATAAAAAGAAAACAGCAAAACAAATGAATTGGCGGGTATAAAATCCTACCTCTCAGACCATCAAATAACCTGTACGTACTTTAAGACGAAAGGTGTCAAATGAAAATCGCAACTGAAAAACCATACCGTATTTTTGCCGAAGTTTTGGAGCAAGGCGCGCTCGATCAATTCGAGAGCGCGATGCAACAGCCGTTTGCAGTGCGTGGCGCACTGATGCCTGACTCTCACTCTGGATACACTCTACCAATCGGGGCGGTGATCGCCACGGATGGCGTGATACTGCATTAACCTGTTGAGTTATGATAACGGGTGCGGTATAATTACGCATTGTTTTTATCGGTAACTTTCAAATGGCGTTATCAACCAAGGAAATAAAAGCCCGTTATTTCAAGAAAAAGTACGACGAAGCACCAGAAATAGAATGCCTTTGCGGGTGTGGCGAAAAGATTAAATCTATTGATGCGTATGGCAGGCCGAAAGGTTTTGTTAGTGGGCATAATGGGCGAAAATACGCGGACAAGTATGGGCATAAAAAAGAATGGGTTAAAAGAAACCGTGACTGGGTAAATTCGCGTAAACAGCGATTATCCAGAGAGCGTAAATTGTTTTTAATGACGCTGAAAAATTCAGTCTGTAAAAATTGCGGACTTGAGTACGACGGTAAAAATGGATCGGCATTCCATTTCCACCACACAAACCCAGAAAATAAAGAGGTTGAGATCGGAAGCAATTTAAACAATATCTCGCTTGATGCCCTGATTGGCGAGGTTGAAAAATGCGAATTGCTTTGCTCTAACTGTCACTCAATTAAACATCAAGGAGAATGGTAATGTACAAAGGAAAATATGTTGAATCGCTTGGTATGACTGACTTGCAACATCTTGATTCTCTCGGAAAGCCTTACAAAATATTTGCTGAGATTATTGAGGAAGCCGCGATACTTCAATTCATTGACTACATGGATCAGGATTGGGTCGTTAAAGGCGCTTTGATGCCGGACGTGCATTCCGGCTATTCGCTGCCGATTGGTGCTGTAATCGCTTGCGATGGGGTTATAAGCCCACAAGCGGTTGGCTACGACATTGGTTGCGGAATGTGCGCGTTGCCAACGACCTTTGAAGCGGGCGAAGTGAAGGAAAAGGCAAAGGCAATTTTCGACGGCATTTACAAGGCCGTCCCGGTCGGGTTTTCGCACAACCAGAGAAACACCGAATGGGATTACAGCGTCCTTCCGCGCACTGCCAAGATGCAGGAGATTTTCGACAAGAACGGGCTGCGCCAGATCGGCAGCTTGGGCGGTGGTAATCACTTCGCCGAAGTGGGAGCGGACGAAACTGGGAAAGTTTGGGTTGTGATCCATTCCGGCTCACGCGGCATCGGACACGCGGCGGCATCGCACTACATGCGATTGGCGAGCGGTGACGGGAAAGCGCGGGAAGGGCATTTTGGTTTTGACGTGAACGAAACGAACGGGGTTGACTACATCGCCGACTTAGGGTTTTGCCTTGAATTGGCGCTTGAGAATCGGCGCGAAATCATGCGCCGTATTGAGGCTGTGCTTTCGGCTAACTGCACCGGGTTTGGCGATTGGGATGCGCTGATAAACCGCAACCATAACCACGCCGAACTGAAAGACGGGCTATGGATTCACCGCAAGGGCGCTACACACGCCGAATCCGGGATGATGGGCGTGATACCGGGCAACATGCGGGACGGCAGCTTTATCGTGCGCGGCAAAGGCAACCCATATGCGTTGTGGTCAAGCTCACACGGCGCAGGCCGTGTGCTTGGGCGCAAGGAAGCGCAGCGCACTTTGAACATGGAGCAATTCACCGAAGCCATGACCGGAGTGGTTGCGCTGGTGACAGCCGAAACACTCGACGAATCGCCATTTGCTTATAAGTCAATTTATGATATAATCGAATCTCAAGTAAGGGATGGCATGATCGAAAAGGTTTGCCACATAAGGCCGATTATCAACATAAAAGGATAGCAATGGAAACGAGCTTTGAGTATGCCGCTGGCTTTTTTGATGGGGAGGGATGCGTAGGAATTTATCCCGGATCATATAAAGGAAAGCTTGCCAGATATACCCTTAGAACTCAGTTGGCGCAAAACAAAAACTCATTAACTGATGAGCTTTTTAAGTGGTTTTCCGATACGTTTGGCGGCGGTATATCAACGCAAATTTCGCTATCTGGAAACGAAAAATTGAACTGGCAGCTTAATGGAGACAATGCAAATAATTTTTTGCGAATAATTTCCCCGCATCTTGTCTTAAAAAAACCGCAAGCAGATATTGCAATATCTTGGCAAACGAAAAGACCAAAACAAATCCACTTGCCAAGCGGTCAATTCAGATTTGAGACTGCGCCAGATTTAGTTTTTGATGCTAAGGTTTGCGATTTAATGAAAAGGTGCAAGCGAGAAATCCTTGAGGATGTAATAGCAGATGATGAAATGCTGCTGACGTATCAAAGCGTGATGGCGCAGCAAACCGACATGGTTGAGGTTGTTGCGCACGTCAAGCCACTGCTGAACATCAAGGGATGAACGCGGGGCTAACGTTCAAATTGAGGCGCGGCGCGCTGTTGCGCCGTCGCTCTCGAATGCAGGGTTAGGCTTTTGAAAAGGAGAATGAAAAATGAGCGACAACGACAAAGTGATTTGCCCGAACTGCGTGCATGAATTCGTGGCCGTGTCCGTGAACATACAGGCCAAGTTGACGATGAAAAATCAGAAGGTAGTTACTTTAACATCGTTCGACTTACCACCGAGGCTAATAACTTCAATAAACGCATTTGACGATGCAATGGTAAAAGCGATAGATACTGTTATCGAATCTGGTGTGCATCGTGGAATGATAGTAGGGATGCTTCACGCATACGCACATGAGCAGACTAGAAGGATGGTTGAAGATGGGTACGCCTAACGTAGAGTTAACCGGCTCCGGGCAGCCTTATCGCCCGGAGTCCAGCGACCGAAGGGAGCGAGGTTGAGCGCCATGTTATGCCACGCAGCCACGGGAGAGAGCGAATGCCCTGCTACATAGAGCCGATGAGGGACGGCGGCACGATGTTTCTGTGCGGCGCCTTTGGGCCGCATTGCGCGGATTGCGGAGCCGTGGGAGACAACCTGTGCGATTACCCGGTAGGTGATGGCAATACATGCGACCGCAATATTTGCGACCGCCACGCCCATGAGGTGGCACCGAACATGCACTACTGCGACCAGCACTACGCGGAGTGGCGAGCGTTCCGCGATGCAGGCGGGGTGAAATCAGAGCTTGAGAACGTGGTGCCGTTTCATGGGGCATAACGGACAGGTTCAGGGGCTGGCGGGCAGTTTCGCCAGTCCCGCTGGAACCGAGAGTTAGAGGGGTGATTTGATGTGGAACAGTTCCCACAAACCGGGGTGCATTTTGGATTTTCCGGCTTCCCAATCCTGCCATGTGCGCAGTGCTGAATGCACCAAGCTGGCCGCCGTTTTCTGCGTGAGGCCGGCAGCTTTACGGGCTGCGCAAACCTCACTGTTTGACGGGATTAATCCGGGTTGCATGGTTCGAGTTTCAGCCCAGCCCGATAGCCGCGCCCAAGTGCCGCGCGCATCGGGTCGGTGGATGATTCCGCAGACAGCCACATATCATGCTCCGCCTGCGTTCCGAATTGGTCGCCATGGTGGGCGCGGCGCAGGCCGCGCATGTGCCCGGCCCACCACTCGGATTCGACCGGATCGTCTGTCAGCCGGCGTAGGGTGTCAGCCCTACGCATCAGGGTTGCGAAATTGCTCATGTTTGGTCGAAAGCAACGGCCTCACCAGCATCGTACCCGTCGATGTAGTCAAGCACGTCTGCCGGGAGTCGGCGAAAATGAATGTCGAGGCTATCCAGGACACAGACCAGAGGCGTGCAAATAGCCAGGTTAGACGGGTAACGCTCATTGGGGAGCATTTCGGCTTTCATACCGGCCAGGTAGCCGGCAAAACGAGCGGGGGACATTGTGGACATTTTCAACTCCTCACCAGGCTACCGGCTGGCGTCGGCGGGAAGCGTTGCGCATCCCATGAACTGAATTATACGCGGATTTCGCGTAAACGCAAGAACATTTTTGAATTATTTTTCGGATGGCGTGGCGTGGCGTGACGGCCAAGCCCTCTAACGCAAAAGTCACCGGCGCCGAAGGCGTCCGCGTGGACTGACGGGTTATGCCCCGTCTTTCGATGGAAATATATTCGATTTAGGTGTTGATGCGCTGTTAATTTACCTGTAATATACGTTTATTAAATTTACAAGGTAAATCCAAGATGAAAAGCGCAGAATGCACGATCAATGTAGGGATTCCGGCAGATGTTCTTGAGCGGCTCGATGTGATGGCAAGCACGCAATTCACCACCCGATCAGAAATAGCTAGATCGTTTTTAATCGAGGCTCTATACCGACAGGATATAGATTCTGAATTTGTTTTTTTGACCTTGGTTACATGGTCGAAAGCGGTAAAAAACCGCGACAGCAATAAATGCGCGAAGTGCGGAAGCGTTGAAAAATTACACGCGCACCACAAGCGTCCAGTGGCGCGTGGCGGAAAAAATACATTGGAGAACGGGATAACGCTTTGCCGGGAATGCCACACAGCAGCGCACATCTTGGAATTCAGAGGGGCAGGGCAAGAGCGCATTGCTGTTGGCTTGAAGCTCCCCCGCTGGCTTGTGGAATGGCTACGCGCCCAGCCCGAGTCTTTAACCGGATTGATCGAAGAGGCTTTGATCGAAGAAAATAAGTTAAAAGCACCAATTTAAGGATATATAAAATCTTATTGACTTTCGCTAAAATAATGCTATACTGTTTTCACGGTGCAGGAAATGCCGGATTACAGAGGAGCAGCGAACATGGCAAATACAGATAGTTGGAAATCTGCCGGAGATTTGAAATATAGCCGCATGTTAGGCGCATATATGAGCCGAGTAAATTCGGGCGTAGACAGGGGCGATGATGATGCATCGTTTGCGCACGTTGAGAAACTATTTTCATTCATGGCCGCTAACCCAGTTGATTATGCCCAGCGCGCTCGCGATGAGGCACAGGCCAAAAAAGAGGAGGATGGAGAATGAAACTCAGCGATAAAAAAATATACGAGCAGGAGTGCAAAAAAATGGATGCGATGATGGGTGATCCGGTTTTTGTTTGCGCTACAGGAGCCATTCCAGAATTACGCGCAGCCACACCCCGTCAGGGCGGGGAGCTTTTCGCTAGGTTTTATGCGCACGATGAAGAAAGTTTTTTGAAAGCGACAAAATATGTTGGGCTTTCCACTCGTGAAATAGCTGTTGCCCGCGAACAGGCAGAATCTCGCGGGGTAATGTGAGTGACTCTAATCCAAGAGGCGCGGGGCGCAAGCCCGCACCGCCTGAACTTAAAAAGATTCCGGTTGGAATAAAACTCCCGCGCTGGCTTGTGGAGTGGATGCGTGCTCGGCCTGAGAGTCAGGCCGTGCTGATAGAGGAAGCGTTAAAAAAGCGGCACAAATTGAAACCGCCCGAAGGGGCATATGCACCACATATAAGCCGAAAAAATTGGAACCGAAAATAAAACAGAAAAAATGCAAATCCCCTGGATGTGGTAAATTATTTACCCCTGATCGATCTACGCAGGTTGTTTGCAATAATATGCGGTGTGCAGTTGGCTACGTAAAACATAAATCAGAGCAGAGATCCGCAAAGGCGGCTACCAGAGAGCGTGTAGCGCTGCGGGAGGCCAAAATAAAGGCTAAGCCCAGGGGGGAGTGGCTAAAGGGCGCGCAATCTGCATTTAATGCGTACATCCGCGCACGTGATGATCATTTGCCATGTGTGAGCTGTGGACGTCATCATACCGGGCAATACCACGCCGGACACTACATGCCGACCAGCACTAGGCCAGCACTCAGATTTGATGAGCGCAATGTGCACAAACAATGCTCTGTATGCAACAATCATCTGCATGGCAATTTAGTGCACTACAGGATGGCTCTGGTAAAAATGATCGGCAGCGATCTGGTGGAGTGGTTGGAGGGGGAGCACCAGCCAAAAAAATACACAATCCCCGACCTAATTGATATCAGAGACCGCTACCGCCTAAAATTGCGTGAACTGCTCAAAAAAAAATGTGAATAACTAAGAATTATGTGGATAACTCAAAAAAATAGCCGACTTATCCACAGATATTTATGTTGACGTTGCGCCAAAATGGCGTATGATGACCTGCATCGGATGCACTAACGCAAACAGCACAAATAACCCCCGAGGCGCGCAAAGCGCCTCTTTTGCCCCAGCCTAATCGCTGGGGTTTTTTTTGCCCAATCTATTGACAATAGTGAGCACTCACGCTATTTTAATCAGCATGAGCGAGCACACACCAACCAAACAGCCAAAAACGCCAAGGGTAGCAAAAACCCCAAAGGCTCAGGTATCAACTCCATCCAGCAAATCGACTACAGCGCATCCTACAACAGCACAACGCCTTGATGTAATTGGGATTGATGCAATCTGCGAAATGGTAGCGGATTGTGTGACTCTGAGAGAGATTGCCGAGGGTGTGGGAATATCAAAAGGCTCGCTGATTGCATGGCTTGCCGGACATGCTGACCAATACACGCGCGCGAGAGAGGCGCAGGCTGATGTTTTGGCTGGCGACATCCTGAAACTGGCCGACGAATGCCGAATCGGTACTATAAAAACCGAACGGGCCAACGGCGACACGGAAATCAGGACTGCCGACATGGTTGATCGCGCTCGGTTGCAGATTGATGCACGTAAATGGCTGGCTGGCAAAATGTCGCCTAAAAAATACGGCGAAAAAATCCAGCACGGCGGCGCCGACGACCTCCCACCGATTAAAACCGAAGAACAAACATCGCCGCGCGAAATGGCGCGGCGCATCGCATTTGCGCTATCCATTGGACTCAAGGATGCGCAAACCCCGCCCGACTAGGGCATCCTCCGCAGCACAAGCAGGCCACGGCCATATAAAGGAGTAACATCATGGGATCACGTAACGACAACAACATACTCACATCGCTGCACGGCAAAAAGTGCGGCATCACCGGCTCTGGCGCATTAGTAATCAATGGCCAGCAGGTAACGCAGGCCGTATCGACCGGGCTGTGGGAGCAGTGCCCGGCAGGTGGCCGCGACCCATATCCTACATTCGAGGTGTTTGAAGATTTCCTGTACCCGGCATCGGCCACGGTATCTGATCTCACAGCATGGACGATATCAGGCGACGGCGCTACCGGCACCAATGCATTTCAGGACGCGGCAGGCGGCATTTTTAATCTGGTCACGGCTGCCGCTGACAACGACTACCATCATATGTCGTTGCAACATGAGGCGTTTAAGTTCGCCTCAGGCAAGCGGTTGTGGCTGGAGGCGCGGGTGAAAGTGGCTGAGGCTACCGTGCTGGAGTCCACGTGGTGGGTCGGGCTGACAGATACTCTGACAACGGGCGGATTCCAGGCCAACGCCGCTGGCCCGCTGGCATCATATGATGGCGCTCTGATCTACAAAACCCCCGAAACTGCAATGACGCTCAATTTTGAGTCCAGCAATGCCGGGACGCAAGTGACTAATGTCGGCCCGACTGGATCAACCAGCGTGACTGACACATGGACGCGAGTCGGGTTTTATTTTGACGGCACAGCAACCACCTCAACAATTACACCGTTTTTTGCGGTAAACGGTAGTAATGTGTGGGTAAAAGGCACTGCGCACGACATCACACTGAGCGGACTCGAAGAAATGCACTTGGTGATTGGTGTTAAGGCTGGCCCTACTGCTGCCGCAGAAACCCTGCAAATCGATTATGTGAAAGTAGTTGCAGAACGGTAACAAGTGAGCGCACACTTACGCTTAGATGCAGCACTGGCGGCATTGCGTCTCGATGATATTGAGGCGCATGTTGCCGCTGGTGGTGATGGGGTGATTGCTGCGCTCAAATCTGCCAATGATCTGATTGGTGGTAAAAAATTCATCCCTTCGCCCGGGCCGCAGACTCGGGCGTACCATTCTGAGGCTGACGTACTGCTGTATGGGGGTTCGCCTGGTGGTGGGAAAACTGCATTATTGTGCGGCTTGGCAATAAACGAGCATCGCCGCAGCCTGATTGTTCGGCGTAATTTCGTTGATTTGGACGCTGTAATTGGCACTCTGCGTAACATCCTAGGTAGTAGGCAGGGAATCACCGGCGAGGGCAATAGACCACGCTATACCGATGGCGAGCGTGAGATCACGTTTGCTGGTATGGGTGAGGATATGGGCGGAAAACAGGGTAATGCCAGAGACCTGGTAGGAGTCGATGAGGCGGCACAAATGCCTGAGGATCAGATCAGGATGCTCATGGGCTGGCTGCGAACAGAGGTGGCAGGACAACGATGCCGCGTTGTACTAGCCAGTAATCCCCCGTTAAATTCAACCGGCGATTGGATGATCGAATATTTTGGCCCGTGGCTCAATCCTCAGCATCCCAACCCAGCTCAGGAGGGTGAGTTGCGGTATTTCCTGCCGTGTGACGACGGCGGGTATCGTGAGTGCAGCCCAGACGATTCGATAATGATTCACGGGGTAAAGGTAAGACCTCAAAGCCGCACGTTTATCAGCTCCAAATTTACCGATAATCCGTTTTACGACTCAGAGCAATACGCCAAATCATTGGCTGGTTTGCCTGATTCAGTTCGTGACATACTAATCAGCGGCAATTTTCTGACATCGCGTGCCGATGATACATGGCAGGCAATCCCGACATCGTGGATACGTGAGGCTCAATCGAGGTGGACTAAAACTCCTCCAGTCGGTGTGCCGATGTGCGCTATTGGCGTTGATATTGCGCAGGGTGGCGCGGACGAAACTGTATTAGCTGTGAGGCATGATGGGTGGTATGCGCCATTATTCGCCATTCCTGGCACTCAAACGCCTGATGGTAAGATTGCTGCCGGCCTTGTAATGTCGCGCCGTCGCGATGGCGCGCGGGTAATTGTTGATATCGGTGGAGGATGGGGTGGTGATTGCCATGCGCATTTGAGGGAAAATGGCATTGATTCTGTATCGTATATGGGTGTAAAACCGTCGATGGGACGAACAGCAGACCGAGCGTTAAAATTTACCAATATCCGCAGTCAGGCATATTGGAGATTTAGAGAGGCTCTTGACCCGTCGCAGCCTGGCGGTAGTCCGATTATGCTACCGCATGACAGCGTGTTAGTTGCTGATTTATGTGCGCCGACATACGAAGTAACGCCGAATGGGATTAAAATAGAGCCAAAGGAAAAAGTGTGCCAAAAGCTTGGGAGATCGCCTGACCGTGGCGACGCTGTAGTAATGGCATGGCACGATGGGCTGAAAGTGGCAAACAAACAGGGCGGATGGCAGGGTAACAATCGAATGCCAAAAGTAAATCTTGGACACAGTGCTGTAAGGCGATGAAAGGACATATCATGAGTGGAATGGGAGACTTTATTACTGGTGGAATGGGATTTGGTAAGATTCTGAGTAGTTTAACAGCAAAAGCTGCTACACAATCAGCCCCAATTTTAAAAGAGCCAACAGTGATGCCGACTGCTGACGATGCAGCAATTCGCGCAGCTAAACGCAAAGCTCTTGCAGGCCAATCTAAACGTAGTGGAAGACAGTCTACAATCCTATCTGGCGATGGCGGAGTTGGATCATCCGACACATTGGGCTAATCCATGAGCGCGCGCGTAAAAGCAATTAAGGATTTGGGTAATCAGCTATTCGGAAAACGTGATGGGCTGCTGACGTTGTGGCAGGTTATTGCCGAAAATTTTTACCCGATACGCGCAGATTTCACCACAGCCAGCAATTTGGGTGATGAGTACGCATCAAAATTGATGAGCTCATATCCGGTGATTGCGTGTCGAGATTTGAGCAATTCCATAGGTTCAATGCTCGATCTGTCTAAATTCTCAATGTCTACCAGCAGGCCAGACAGGGAGGATACT